AAAAAATTATTATAGACATCTTAACTATTAATGCGCCTAAATAACTAAAATTATTTATTACGTATAACATAAGAGGATTTATTTCAAAAAAATTACCTGTATTTAATAATATCATTGTTGAATACACATCGAATACATTAAATATAAGTAATAATATGAACAAAATTAATAATTTTTTATTCATTAAAATCCACCTTTTAACGTATCTATAAATGATTTCATACTCCATTGTTGTTTTTCAAAGGCTTTATAACACATTTCAAAAAATCTAACTCTTATTTTTTGTCTATTCAATATTTTTTTCATTTTTATTATTATTTCATCAGAAGGAATACAATACTTTTCAATTTCAGGTTTAGACCATTCTTTATCATCATCAAATCTATAATGCTTATATCTTTTTCCTATTAATTTATCCATAAGCATTTCTAATTTATCTTGTTCGGCTAATTCTTTGTAATATAATTCTCTATATTTTACTATTAAAAATGGGTTATCCATTAATTTTTGTTGAAGATCCAAATCTGAAAATTTTACCATTTCATCTATTGGATGTTCCGCATGTAATTCTTCTATTAATTCATTTTCATTCATATTTAATATTATACTCCAAAATTTATATTATGTAAACACCTTTTTTTTATTTATAATGGAAGAAGGTTTACATATCATATTTTTTATAGTATAATATAAAAAATGAGAAAATAATAGGTGATTAAAATGACTAAAACTCTTTTTGTTATAATTAGAAGGACAGAAAATGGAAAAAAATATTTTACAGGAGGCACACTTGTTTATTCATGTTATATAATAAATAATGTGGAAGAAATAAATCAATATTCAATGTTTTTTACTAAAAATAGAGATTTTAGTAATATAAATCAAATACCAAAACCAGATGCCTTTTTAAGTTTAAAAGAATATAGAGAAAAAATAGATTATACATTAGATCCAAAATTTTCCCAAAAAATTTTAAGTGTATTTGGATTTGATAGAATTTGGATTTATGATAAATCTTTAATGGAAGGTTATAGTATATGAAAATAGCATTACCAGTAGTGGTAAAAAAAGATAATAAATGGTATCAAGGATTTATAGAAGATTTTAATCTAACTATAAATAAAGAAATAAAAAAATTATCAGATATAAAAAATATATCTGAGTACAAAGGGTTAATAACTTACATAAGAACGAAAGGATTAGATAGAGATTTAGCTAATAAACTATTGAAAGAAACAAATTGCGAGAGTATATATGTGTTAAATAAACCTATTGATTTAACAGAAAAACAATATGAATCATATATTTGGTCTGACTATTTTCCTTTATGCTTAAAATGTAAGAAAAATTGTAAACAATCTCATATAGTCAAAGAACTTTACTGTAAAGATTTTGAAAAGGAGTAAATAAAAGGTTTGGAAAATTTAGAACCACATTTTCTTGAGTTTCTTATATTGAAAGTAATGGAGATAGATAAACTTTATACTGTAATGCTTTCAAATGTTTTTGAACAAAGATATTTTGATAATCCGTCTGTTGGAAAGATTTTCAATTTTTCAAAATCATATATAGATGAATACAAAACATTACCTCCAAGAGATATTATCATTAATTCATTAAATAATGATATTAATGTTAAGAAAGCTTTTGAGGAGGCTGATTGTATAGATTTTAACATAAGTGGAAATTACGATTATCTTTTACAACAGACGAATAACTATTTAAAAAACCAAGCTATAAAAACAGCATTGTTAGATTCGGTTGATATAGTTGAACGAGGACAAAATATAGAACTAGTTAGAGAAAATGTTGAAAAAGCACTAACTAAAGATTTAAAGATAAATTTGGGTTTAAATTATTTCAATCAGTTGGGTGAACGTCTTACAAAGATTTTTAATGCAACTGATAATAATAGAATGCCTACATATTATTCATCTTTAGATGAATTAATAAATGGTGGTTTTCCTCCTTTTACCTTATCTGTTATTTGTGCTAGAATACATGGATTTAAATGTGTTAATAAAAATACTAAAATAACTATAAAAAACAAAAAAACGGAATTTATTGAAGATATAAGAATACAAGAGTTTTTTGATAGATTCGACTCCATAAATAAACATATAATAGAAAATGATGCTATATTTGGTTTAGAGGGTTTAAAAAAGAAATATACAATAAGAATTGATAAAGAAAGTAGAATAATATCAAATTATCAAGTATTTACTGATAAAGGATTTATTGATATAGACTATGCAATAAAAACAATACCATTGAAAAAATATATTATATATTTTACTTCTGGTAATATAATTGAATGTGCTGATAAGCATGCTTTTATAGATATTGAATATAATAAGATAACCGCGGATAAATTAAACATAGGTGATCTAATAAAAGTAAATTATATAGATGATGGATTTGATGAAATATTTAATATAATTGAAACAGAAGAATATGAGGAAATGTATGACTTAAGTTTATCAAATCACCACTTGTATTATACAAATGGTATTTTATCACACAATTCTAATACTATGGCAAATTTTGCAGCCAGACAAGTATTAAACGGACATAATGTAGTATTATTAACACTTGAAATGTCTGAAGATATGTTTGCACAAAGATTTGACTCTATATATTCTCTTTTAGATATAAATCGAATGTATCTAGGTGATAATAAAAGAGAATTAATGCGAAAATTAGGATCTATAAAAAGAACAGAAAATAGAGGAGAATTAATAATAAAACAATTTCCCACCGGTGTTGCAACAATTAGAGATTTTAGAATATTTCTTAGAGAATTAATATTAAGAGGAATAGACCCATCTATTGTATATGTTGATTATATTAATTTAATGAAATCATCCTTGGTAAAAGATAATGGATTATATTCTACTGTAAAAGCAATAGCAGAAGAATTAAGATCATTATCTTTTGAATTTGAAGTACCTTTTGTGTCGGTCAGTCAGTTAAATAGAGAAGGATCTTTTGTTGGTTTTGAGGAATTAGATTTTAATTATATAGCAGAATCTATGGGATTACCCGCAACTTGTGATTTTATGGGAATCATAGGTCAAGATGAAGACTCATTAATATATGAGTCTGAACTACATAATAAAATAGTTAAAAATAGATTAGGTGGTCGTGTTGGTGAAATTTGGAAATGTTATTATGATTCACGGACATTAAAAATGTATGATGAAAATGAAATGGATATATGGATAGCAGATTCACAATTAACAGGCGATGATAGAAATCCATATGTAAGACAACCAAGGGGTAGAGAAACAAGAAGAGGTAGAATACGATGAAAAGAGAAAAATTAAGAAATATTATTGGAGAAATGTGATGGAATTGAAAATAAAAAGATTACATCCTAATGCGCAACTACCATATTATGCAACCGATGGAGCTGCATGTTTTGATGTTACAGTTGTGGAAAATGTATTTTTATTACCTGGTCAAATATATCCTATAAAAACAGGATTATCTTTTGAAATACCAAAGGGGTATGAAATGCAGGTAAGACAAAGAAGTGGTATATCAAAAAATTATCCTAATTATATATCAAATGCGCCTGGTACCATAGATTCGGATTACTGTGGTGAGTTAATGATACTAACTGTAAATAATACAAATAAAATGTGGCATATATCTATGGGTACAAGATTTGTTCAATGTAAAATATCTAAAGTTGAACAAATAGATATTATAGAAGTAAATGAAATATCAAAAACAAAAAGAGGATCAGGTGGTTTCGGTTCAACAGGATTAAAATAATGGATAGATTAGAGAAAGAATATAATGAATGGTTAGAAAATGTTGTAATACCAGAAGAGGATACAGATAAATTACGAGAAGATTTAAAAAATGAATTATTATTTCTAAGTAATATGAGTGTTGAGGAATACACTTTATATCGAAAATATCTCGAAATACAAAAAAAATATCCAATACATGATAGTAATCCATTTTTTACTATGGAAAATCCATATACAGAATTAAATATAATAAAAAATAATATTTGGAGACCAGAATCACCGGAAGATTACTTAAAATTACAACCTGAGGTCATATGGACAATGGAAGATAAAGATATGACTTCTATATGGACAGTATTGAGAATATTTTGTTCCACAATGTTAAACAATTCAAATATAGGTAGAAATCTTAGATTTGTCGTTAGAGACTCCTTAACAGGTAAATATTTAGGTGTTTTATGCTGTTCGAGTGATTTTATGGATTTAACACCAAGAGATAATTATATAGGCTGGTCAAGAGATATAAAAACAACACAAAAAATGATAAACCACACTACAATAGGATCAACTATAGTTCCTACACAACCATTAGGATTTAACTATGTGGGTGGCAAATTATTAGCATTATTAACAATTTCAAAAGTAACAGAAGAAGCATGGAATAAAAGATATGGTGATAAACTTGTAGCATATACAACAACAAGTTTATATGGCTCGTTTTCACAATATAATGGATTAAAATATTGGTCAAAAAGAGGTCATTCAGCAGGTTCTATAAAATTTGAACCATCACAAGAAACTGTAAAAAGAGTTAGAAATTGGTTAATGATACATCATAATAAAAAATATTGGGAATGGTATCATGCTAAAAATGAACAGGGATTACCTTATAAAAGAGACCATAAACAAAGGTCTTTATCTTTTGCGTATAGACAATTAGGTATAACTAAAGAGTATTTTGAGACAAACCATAATAGAGGAATTTATTTTTGTCCTTTATTTAATAACACTTGCGAGTTTTTAAGAAAAGAAATTGGAATAGATGATTTAAAAAGAAGATTTGATAATTCTATTGAACATTTAGTAGATATTTGGAAAACAAAATATGCATCTAAAAGAGTTAAAAATCTAATAAAAAATAATAAATGGAATGATGATGTTTTATTTTATGATGGTATGATAGGTAAAGATTGGAAAAAAGTAAAAGAAATGTATTTAATAGATGTTGGTAGATAATTAATAGCAAGGAATATAGAAATAAATGGGTATAAAAAAATTATTAAGATTAAATTTTGAAGTATTGCAAAAAATGACTGTACCAGAAATTACTTTATATAAAAAATGGCAAGAAATAAATGCCAAAGAATGGTCAACCGAAGAAAAGCAAAGAATTTGGGAAGTGGGTATGTCTTTATGGACACCTAAAAATCCAGATGATTATAAAAAATTAGAAGTTGGTATTATACCTGTGGAAAATAAAACCGATTCTCTTACTTGGACAATTTTACGAGTATTTTGTCATACTATGCCTTGGAACCAAAATGTGGGTCGTATTATACGATATATTATATGGGATAAAAAAACAAAAACATATCTCGGTGTTCTTTCAATGGCATCGGATTTTATATCTTTACTTCCTAGAGATAATCATATAGGATGGACATTTGAGCAAAGAACAAAAGAAAAAATGTTAAATTATACAAGTATGGGATCAACAATTGCGCCAACGCAACCTTTAGGATTTTCATATTTAGGTGGTAAATTAGCAGCATTATGTTTATGTTCTGATAGAGTTGTTGATGTATGGAATAATAGATATAAAGAACCATTGATATCAATTACAACAACAAGTTTATACGGCTCGTTTTCACAATATAATGGATTAAAATATTGGAGAAAATGTGGAACAACAGAAGGTAAAATACCATTAGAACCATCAGATGATGTATACCAAAAAATTAGAAAATGGGTAAAGGAAAAATATCCAAATGATTTTGAAAAACTTACTGTAAATAAAGAAAAGGTATTATCACGACCAAAAGCAAGAATGTTAGCTTTTGCTTATGGTAAGTTAGGAATATCAGTACCCAATAATAGTGCTCCACGAGGAGTGTATTATTGTAAACTATTTGAAAACTCAAATAATTTTTTATCAAAGAAAACAACTGAAATAGGTAAAAAATCATTCGATAATAGACTAGAAGTATTAGTAGATTTATGGAAAAAGAAATATGCAGAAAAAAGAGTTACAAATTTATTAAAAGATGGTAGATATAATAAGAATTTTTTATATTATGAAGATTTAATAGGAATGGATTGGAAAGAAACAAGGAAAAAATATCTATCAGAGGTGGGAAGATAATGTTTGAAGATTTAAAAATAGATGAAAATATTGAAGATAAAAATATTGATTTAATAAATGCATTAAAGGATAATATAAAAATTAAACAAAAATTAATAGATAGAATGATTACGGATATAGTTGCTAAAAATCTTGAGATAATGGATTTAAAAAAAGAAAATAAAAACTTACAAGATATATTAAATAAAAATTAAATCTTATAATCATATTAAATATAAATGATATAAAGGAGTCATTTAGTGTTTAAAAATTGTCATTATGAAAGTAAAAGAAATATAATGCATCTATGGGAAACCATAAATGGTAAAAATGAATATGCAACATATAATTGGGTGCCTTATGTTTATGTTTTAGATAAAGATGGTGATATAAAAACTATTGATGGTAAATATGTTAGAAAAGTAGAGTTCTCTACATATCAACAATATTATGAATATTGTAAAGATAACCCATATATATTTGAAAATAAATGTAAACCTGAGATTCAATATCTTGCTGAAAGATATTATAAAATTCCAGATGATAAATTAGAAGTGCCTAAACTTGTCACATATTTTCTTGATATAGAAGTAATTAGACCTAGAGGTTTTCCGAATCCTATGGTGGCTGAAGACCCAATATGCCTTATATCTTTAACTAATTCAAAAACTAAAAATACAATAACATTTGGTGAAAAACCATATGATGGTGAAGGTGAATATATATACTGTAGATCGGAAGTTGAATTATTAAGAAAGTTTTTTGATTATATATATCAAACAAAACCAGATGTTATTTCAGGATGGAATATATGGGGCTTCGACTTACCATATATTATTAATAGATCTAAAAATATATTTGGAGAAAACACAGATATATATAAACTCTTATCTCCTATTAGAATAGTTAAGGTATGGAAACAAAAAAATGAAGAATCTTTAAATATAGATATAGCAGGTATTCACATTCTTGATTATATGGATATTTATAAGTGGTATAGTCCTAATAAACTTGAGTCATATAAACTTGATTTTGTATCTAAATTTGAATTAGAAAAGGGTAAAGTTGATTATTCTGAATTTCAAGATTTACGAGAATTATATATAAAAGATTGGAATAAATTTGTAATTTATAATAGAGTGGACTGTGAGCGAGTTGATCAGTTGGAAGATAAACTTGGATATATAAGACTTATTCAAGCATTATCACTTTTGACTAAATGTCCAATGAAATTTTATAGTGCAATGACTCATTTAATAGAAGGTGCACTATTAACACATTATAGAAGAAATGATATGTGTGCTCCTTATTTTGCAGGAGGCACACAAGAAGGTTTTGAAGCGGCATTTGTAAAAGAGCCTCAAGCAGGAATGCATGATTGGGTTATTGATATTGATATTACATCTTCTTATCCATCACATATTATAACTCTTAATATGTCAAATGAAACTTATTTCGGTCGTATTATAGATACTACAGAAGATGAAATTGTACGTCAAACAAGAATTAAAAAATTTGAGCCTTTTACAATATTAAAAGATACAGGTCCTGTTGTTTTTGAAAGAGATAGATTAAAAAAGTTTAATAAGGCTTTAGATAAAGGTTTGTTTGCTATAGCACCATGTGGATCAGTGTTCATAACAAGACCAAAAGGTGTCATCGCTGAAGTGGAACAAAATATTTTCACAAAAAGAAAAGAAGTAAAGAATCAAATGAAAATTATAAGACACCAAGCAGCTGAAAGAAATGATCCGATAGAAAAGGAAAAATTAGAAATAAGAGCGAAGGAATTGTTTTCACTTCAATGGGCTATTAAAATTCTCTTGAATGCTGTATTTGGTATTACGGCTGTTCCATATTCTCGTTATTTCAATACTAATATAGCAGAAGCAATTACTTCTTGTGGTAGACATACCATTAAACAAGGTCAAGTATTTGTAAATGAATATTATAAAAATAAAAATATACCCGATTTGCCAGAAGACTTAGTTGCATATATAGATACAGATTCATTATTTATAATGTTAGGCACTTATATGTGTAGAATTTATGGTGAGAAATGGGATAACCTTACTGATGATCAAAAAGTGGAAATAATACTTAAAGAAGCAAAAGAAATAGAAAAATATGTAAACAATAGAGTTTATAATGAGACTCAAAAGATAGATTATAATTCACAAGTTGAAGATTTTAAAATAGGATTTAAACAGGAAATTGTTGCTAAAAAAGCATTGTTTGTTAAGAAAAAGAAATATGCTTATTGGTGCGTTTCAGAAGAAGGTGTTCCTGTTGATAAATTATCTGTAACTGGTTTAGAAATTGTTAGATCAGATTCATCTGAGTCTGTTAGAGATAGATTAAAAAATGTTTATCAAATGATTTTAAAAGATGAATCTGAAAATAAAATTAAAAATAGGATAGAACAATATAAAAAAGAATTAAAAAATGTATCTCCTGAAGAAATAGCTGCTAATATATCTGTAAATAATATAAACAAATATATTATTAATGGTGAACATATTAAAGGTACACCTTGGCATATAAAAGGAGTTGCCAATTATAGAAAAATATTAAAAATTCTTGATATTGAACAAAAATATGAAGATATACATGAAGCCACTAAAGCTAAAGTATTATATTTAAAACCAAATAAATTCGGTATTGATGTTATTACTTTTAATAGGTGGCCGCATGAACTTGATGATACAATTCAACCAGATTATGATATAATGGTGGAAAAATTCTTTTTGAAAAAGATAGGATTTTTATTAGAACCTATGGATAAAATGTACATTTTAGAGGGTAAATCTGTAAAAGAATCTTTAGATTTATTTTTTGGATAAAATAGGTATTATATCTTTTTATTGGTGAAAAATACATTTCTTATGATGAAATAAAAAAAGAAAGGAAAAATTGTGAAAAAAAGAGAACCAGAACAAAAACAAGAACAAAAAGTGTTGACTAAAAGTACATGTGAATCAAAAAGAATAGAATCTAATGAAAATTTAAATGGTTGTATAAAACCAAAAAAGAAAAATGTGAGAAAAGGTTTTGCAATATATTTTTTAAAAAGTAGTATATTAATTTTAAGTATAATGGTTTTTATGTTATTGGGTAAGGTTATTGATGATATAAAATTTGATACTAAAAAACAAACTGAAATTGAAACTATTAAATATGTGGAAGAGAGTAAAACACCTATGTCTAATTTTATTATATTTTTAAATAACGATTTAGATCCAGCAATTGCAGGTATAATTGCAGAATCAATTGACAAAGCTAGTAAAAAGCATAAATTGCCGAGAAAATTAATAGCAGCATTAATAAGAACGGAATCTAATTATGATGTTTTTGCTAAAAGCCATGCTGGGGCTATTGGATTAATGCAGGTTATGCCTAAAATTCATAAAGACAAATTAAATGGAAGAAATCCATTTTTTGTGGATTCTAATATTGATGTTGGATGTCAAATACTTAAAGAATATTTAGATATAGAAAAAGGTAATTTGGACAGAGCATTACATAGATACCTATCAAAAAATGCCACCAAAGAACAACTAGATAAATATTGTGCGAAAATATATGGATTTTGGGCTAAGTCTGAAATGTATGATTATCTATCAACACAAGAAAAAGAAGAGAATAAAGAAAATGTTAATGGATCTATGACACATTCTGAGCAAACTGAATTGCAACTTGCCGAGCCTGATCATCATCCTCAATCGTAAAATCCGGTTCATAAATAGGATTATCCCAATCATTCTCACCAGTTGGCAGCTTAGGATATTCAACTTTTTTTCCTAAGCTGTCACCTTTCACTTCATCACCAGTCTTGAAGGAGCAAACAGCTCGATGACTCCATCCTACCCAAGCACCTAATGCTTCAGAATATCCATGACAAGGATATCCCTTTTCTGTCTTTATAAGAAGCCAATCTTGAAACCTTACTTTATTTTCACCATTAGCATATTTAGGAATATTTTTAAATGATCTTTTTTCAGGAGGTATATCTACCTTTAAAAACTTTTGTTTACGAAAAGTTTTTATTCTATTTGTTTTAGGATTTATTTTTTTATATTTTGATTTTTTGGCCATAGGTATTTCATATTGACCTTCTGATATAATATATCCCTCAACTATTTGTATAGAATCTTCAAACCATTTTCTTAATTTCGTCATTGATCAATTTCCAATTCTCTTTTTATTTCCTGTAAACTATTTATAAGGTTCAATTTTATTTGTTTTTTGTATAAAACTTATTATTTATTTTTCACTTTATTAGTAAATTTATCTATTTTTTCCATGCCTTTAACTCTACCACCACCGGACATTTTCTTCTGATCAATTTTATCAATTAAATCCATCATTTCATCTATGGAGATTTTCTTTTTTGCAACAGCTACTTCCATTTGTTTCATTAAAACCGTTAGTTCCGTATCTGTAGTTGCATCGAATACTTTTTGACGAAATTTTAAATATTCTTGCGACTTTTTTCTACCATAAATAGGATAACTAGTTTCATTAAGTGTAATTTTATCTATTTTATCAAGTAAATTCATTATTTTGATCCTTTTCCATATGTAAGTAGAGGTTTTCCTGTTTTAATAACTTTTTTAATAAAATCAGCTTCTTTCTTTTTTAATGCTTTATCTATAGATGATAAAATAATATTTCCTATTTCATTTGCTAGAACGGTAGGGTTAGCTATACCCATTTCATTTTCAAGAACTCTTCTATATTCTTTTATATGAGCGACAAGACTATTCATAAAAGCATTTTTTTGTTCTTCTTTACCTTCTGTTAAATATTTATCTATAGTTCTCATAATTCATTCCTAAGAATTTGTAATTCTTTTATAATTCTATCTAACATTGATTTCACTTTTTTAATATTTCTACCTTTTTTTACTTCTTCCATAACAAATGTCAATGCTTTTATCATATTTCTTGCTATAGTACTTACATCAGTTAACTTTATATCTTCTTCTTTTTCTTTATGTTTTAATTTTCTTTTTATATCTATCACAGAATCTATAAGATATTTATTTACAACCTTCATTTATTATTTTATCCTATATGTTGATCTAATATATTAACTAAATCACCAGCAAAAACTTGTTTTATTATCTTATCTTGTTTCCAATCAAGTTTTCTAGTTACTCTACCAAATTCTATGACATATAAATCAGATCCGGAATCATAATGAATTATTACACGACCTTTAAATTTACCACCTCTAACATCAAACTGAATACCCTTATCAAATTGAATAAAATTTTTAGCACCCCAAGCCGCTAATGCCCATTTATCCATAGATTTTATTTGTTTTAAGATTGTTTCTCCAACTTTAGCTTCTGTTAAATAATTATTTATCTTATTTAAAATTCCCATTTTGTTTTCTCTCCATATAGAATGACAAATAGCGATTATTTGTTTAAAATTTTATTTTTACTCTTTTGGTAGTTGCTTTTTAAATCTATCCTTTTTTGTATCTTTTTGGGTCTCTTCTTTTGATTTATCTTTTCCTCTCCAGTTTGGACTACCAAATGCGGAATCTTTTATTGAAGCACAGAAACCTCTAGCTTTTTCTTCATCAAATTCATCTTTACCTTTCATTCTCATTACACAAGCATCAAAAAACCCTTTTTCTTTTGGATCTTTACCTATTGTCTTACCAAACTTTTCTACTGACGCTTGAGTCCAACCCTTAGCGCCGATAGGTGATTCATTTACTGATTCAAATAAATCTTCTAACTGCATTCTTACTGCTTGAGCACCCATTACACTCAACTTACCTCTATCCGGTGAATCACCCTTCTCACCAGACATCTTCCATTTAAGATACTTCTGAGCATAATCTTTCTTATCCTTATTCTTAATCTTCTTTATATAGTCTTGGGTTTTATTATTTTCATTTAAATAAAAATTATAAGACTCTTTTATACCAAGTTGTTTTGCTCTTTCACCAAACCACGATTTCAATAAATCTATTTGTTTATCACTAAAACCAAATCTTTGTCTTTTTTTATATTGTTCTTGTCTCTTTTCAAATTCTTTAAATAATTTATCAAGTCCCTTCTTATCAGAATTCATAATCTTTTTATAATACATTCTTTTGAGAATAGCTGGTTCTAAATCTCCAAGGTCATCACCTTCATTTAAAAACTCATCTATCATTAATTTTTCAAAAAATTTCATTGTAAGTTTCTCCTATCACATGATGTTACTGTTATTTTTAAACAATATGTACATAAATAATCTTTGCTTTTATTTTTAACTCTCTAACTTTTTATTAGACATTTCTTTTCCTATTACAACCATAATTTCCTTCATAAGATCCACATAACCTTTACCATAAAAATTGAATCCGGACATATTAGTTATATCTTTATGTCCACCTGATTGTGCTATAATAAGATCCCAAAGATTTATAGAAACTTTCTTTAATATATCTTTTTGTTTAAATGATAATTTTGAATATGGTTTATTAGTTATATTTTGAATCAAATCCTGCCATCCATCAGAACCAGCAAGACCTTTAATTTGTCCTTCAAAAAGACCAATAAAATCATTAAATTGAAAACCCATAGCATTATTATCTTTTATATCTCGTTCAAATGTTTTTTTGATATATTCAAGAGTGATTTCTTTATTAAGCTTGGATTTAAATTTAGGTAAAATCTTTTTCATTGCAATATCGCCTAAATGATGTGGATTGGATCCTTTAATAAATGGATTTTTAGAAATTTGTATAAGACCCATCGGCCAGGCTATTGATAAATATTCTGCCCAAGGATTGTTTTTAAAAGGTGTGTATCGATCATATCCTTTAACCATATAACCACCACCATATTGCATAATAGTATTACCCACTCTTGTATATTGACCATTTTTAAGTTTAGAAATAACTTTGACTCCACCTTCAACAAAATTTTGTGATTGTTTAGTTACATACTCTTGCTTACCTGCTCCTACACTCTCAGGAGTTTTATAACCCTCTTCTTTGGCTAATTTTTTTATTATATTATACATAGATAATAATGATGGATTAGCTTGAAGAACTAATTTTGTTAAAAAACCCGGTTTATTTTTATACGCTAAAGTAAGAGTGTTTACAACAAGTCCCATAGCTCGTCTATTTTTATCAACTTTTAAATTAGGATCTACAATAAACGCTGCTCTCATAACATCATCAGGAGTTATATTTTGAGAAGCAAAATCAGCAGAATCAACAGTACTAATAATTTTAGCATCTTGTGGTGGAAAAAGGTCCTTAGGTGATAAAATTTGTGAAATATATGCGGCATTAGATGGTGAGTGTACAAAAGATGTTGATGTTTTTGATGTATCAACACCAGCTTGTTTATCATGATGATCTGTATGTATATGCATTACGGGTTTACCATGTGCAAAATCCACCATTACGGCTAATGTTTTATTTTTTGGTTTAGGAATAGCATATTCCTCATTACCATAATTTAACGGATGCGCATCAACGACTTTAATTCCATAAGATTTTAAATATTGTTTCATGCCTATAGCTGAGGTAACTCCATCTAAATCTTTATGAAAATAAATCTCTGCTGTTTTATATTGTTTTGATAAATCTGTAATATTTCTAATACCAGATTCGTTTAATAATGTATCTTCAATAAATTCAATTTTTTCAAGTATATTCATTAAATAATTTCTCCTTCGTTATACTACAAAATTCTTGTTTCGATGCATTTTCATTGGCAATTATCATTTGTAAATTTACTACCTTTTTATTTTTTTCACTCCACTCTTATCAAATATAATTCCTATAAGATTAAGTACGTTTTTTAATGATTTACTTTTTATTATATTCATAAAATCTTTTATAGAATCTATTACTCCTTCATCTATTATTATAGACTCATCTTGTTTAGGAGTCCAAGATTTAACTTTTTTAGCCGCTTCCACCTCTGATTTAGCTAATAACATAGGACCTATAATTTTATCATATCCATCTTTATTACCATCGTTATAATATTTATTTTTAACATCATCAACAAAATTCAAATAATTATTAAGACCAATATCCTTTTTTAATTCTATTGCTTTTGTTTTTAAAAATGATTCACCTATTTTTACTTCTGTTTTTGCACCAGTGGAATTTGAATATCCAGGCAATAATGTAATTTTATTACATTGAAGTAAACCATACACATCTTCTATCATAAAATCGGCCCATTTAAATTCGTTTTTTGGTTTTTTTATTATAGAACCATGTGGGTGAGCTGGATTAAACACTTTTCCTTTTATATATTTTTCAGCATATATGAATGTAGGCCAATTAAAGTCTGGTAAATTTGTCATGGGTCCTGATAAATATGTCATATTATTATTTTTATGTTGAACACCGACAATTCTTAAAACATTTACAAGATACTTTGCGATACTTTCTGGTGATCCATTAGGTATATTTAAAAATGTTTTTTTTATTTTTTCTGCTTGACTCCAATCAACATCATTTTCATTTAAATATTTTCTAAATTTCATTATTCTTCTCCAATAATTTCATCATCATCTTCTTCCTCATTTGGAAGATATGCACCCAATAACTTATTAAATTTTAATGGTCTTGGATATCTTTTAATCACCGTTATATCATTCATATCACCGATAGATCTGGTTTGTTGTGAGCCAGCAACAGCAGAAGCGAATGATGATTCTTCCACCTTCTTTTTACATGTTCTTGTTTTTGGATCCCACTCATAACCATCAGGACATTCATAACCTATACTTGATATGCCTCTTTTTATAATAGGTGATATACCTGAAGTATTTACAGCAATATCACCAGTAGTTGTAGACCCATCATCATCAACTAAAAGTTTATCTATCTTCTCTATAATATTGATTTTCATGATATGTTCCTATCTGTTTTTTTATTTCTTCGATCTGTTTAAGTATAGCTTTTTCTGTTAAATTAGGTTCAGTTTTTTGAATTTTATATTCTATTTTTTTATCCACTATATTATTAACTGAATTCGACACAAAAAAATAAGCCATTGTCATTAAACCAGCGGATATAGATACAACTAATATCATTGTGTTTATTTTTTTCGATAATACTTTTAATAAACTCAAAATTACATCTGACTTACTTTTTATTGTTCCAGTACATGTGTCTATATTATCTAAATGTGATGATGAATGCATGTTATATTCATCTATAATTTTTTTTAAATCGCTAGGCTTAACACCTTCTTTTAATAATCCTGTTAAATGTATTATAGCATCCGTTTGTTTTTCCACAGAATGTTTTAAATGTGAATTTGAATCTTTTAAAGTATCAAATAATTTCAATACTAAATCCGCTGTAATTCTACTTGTATCCTCATTAGACATTTAAATAAATCCTTCTATTATATAATATCATTTAGCCTATTAATATTATCAAAACTCTCTTTTACTTCCAATCTCCAAAGATCTAGTTTTTTATTAAGAGCTTCTTCCATTTCCCTTTCTACTTTTTTTATTTTATTTTCCTGACCTTTTCTATCGGTAATATCAATTGCTATTACATTTGCACCAACAACATTAACACCTTCATATTTATATTCAGCTGTTATTAAAACCCATTTATATTCACCCTTTTTAGTTATAACTTCATATTCTTCTACGGGGTTAATTTCATCGCCTTTATTAATTTTTTTTAATCTATTTTTCCACTTCAAAGCTGATTCTTTTGTTAAAATATCCCATGGACTCATTTGTAAAAGTTCATCTTCTGTGTATCCTAATTCTTTACACATAACATTATTTACATAAACAAATTTATTAGTTATAAAATTTAATTCATAAATTACAGCATTTGTGCTTTCTACTAATCTAGAATATTTTCTATCTAATTTAAATCTCTCTATTGAATATATTATAGATCTTATTAGTATATCGGAATTTAATAAAGGTTTAATTAAATAATCCTGTGCTCCATGTTTCATACATTCAATAGCTTTATCTTCATGTCCAGAAACAATGATAATAGGTACATTGGAACATACATTTTTTACAGATTTAAAAACATTTAAACCTTCTCCATTTGGTAATATAAGATCTAATAATATCACATCATATATTTTCATTTTATTTTCTAAACATTCTTTTAAATTTTCTATACCTTTTTTTAAAGATGTTGCTGTGTGAATTTTAAAATTCACACTACTGGAGCTTTCTAACATTCTTTGTGTTAGAATAATACTTGTTTCATCATCCTCTATTAGCAATACATTAACATTAGTTTTTTCTAACAAGGTATTTTCCTCCAATTATACTTTTATTCTTTTAAGACTTCCATCAGATTTTACTAATAGACCAAAAAATTGTATTATAGGAAATTTTTCATCTTCTGGAATATTATGAATTTTTTTTATTTTTTTAAGCAATGTATTATTTTTTAATACTTCCTTTTCAAGTGATAAAAAATCAGTTATGTTTTTCATATCATCATCAATAAGTCTCACACGACGATATTCACCTGTAGATATATAATCCATTATTACTTTATTTTTAGCATCAGATACACCCTTGGGCATACCAACTTTTTTTATAAGCCTTTTATATGCATCGGGATTCTCGAAAAAATTACCAGTCAATTCAACTTTAATTTTATCAATGGGCAATCCAATCTCACGAAATTTATCTAAAAATGTTTTTTTATTATCAAAATTTGCTCTTGCTGTAAGTAAGACAACATTTGATCCTCTACGATCTATATTTTGAAATATTCTTTTTATTCTTTGAATTGTTTTGGAAATTGGAATTGATGTGTCTTTAAATATTTTAGCACTTCTAAATTCATGGAATGAAAAATCTTCATCATCTTTTAATTTATAAGTATTATACTCTTGATTATTTAATTTCTTTACTAAATCTCCTGTATTCTTATTTATAACATTAATCGTAGCGAATGTTTTAAAAATTGTTTCATCTATATCAATAAATGTTATTCCTCTACCATATTCTGAGGATAATTCATTTAAAAATGAATTTAAACGCATAAATCTTACCCTATATTTAAATGTTGTTATTAGTATTTATTTATAAAATTTCATATAATATGAAAGTAGAAATAAATATAAATAATATAGAAATATAATATAGGAGAAATATCTATGCGTCTTGAAAATTTTATAGACGGTATTCCAACCTTGAATGAAAATGTTATAAAAAATATGTTGAATAGAATAAAATCAAAATCTGCAGATAGTGTTCAAAGAATATTTAAAGATGCCTGGTTAAAAATATCATTAGCTTTAAAAGAAAAAGAAGGTGAAGTTTTGAATATTATAAATTCAAAATTAGGAACACATTTTAAATCTTTTGATGAAATATCTAAAACTAAACCAATAATGGAAAGTAACGAATTGAATGAAAGTTGGGGACATTATTGGGAACTTTTAAAATCAGAAGGTTTTCCGACTCTTGCATTTTATCCAGCACTGACTGCATGGATTGAAATAGGAAAAATTTTGGAACCAGAACAATCGGTTAATTGGACTAAATTTGGAGCATATGCTTTATTTTGGTTATTACTAGTTTCTGGTAGATTTATAAAAGGATATAAAGATTGGAAAAAACAAAATCCTGATGAATATTATTCAGAAAGACCTAAATTAGCCAAAAAACATAATTATAAATTTAAGGATTCTTCTATGGATCCTAATATACAAAAAAGAAAACCAGGATTTATATAATAAATATTTTTTTATAAATGGTTATTTTTTATAGGAGATAAGAATGAATATTATAGAAAGATTAAATGAGGCATCTAAGCCTAATAGAGTTAGAAATAAACTTCAAAAATTAGATTCCACTATTGATGAGTTTATGGACATGCTTGAAGATAAAGCTATGATGATTGAAGATAATCCAACTTTTCAACAACAAGTTTTACAACTTCTTGCCGACACAACAAAAGAACATGGTGAATTTATGATGGCTATTAAAAGAGTTGCACAAGCTCTTGATAGTAAAAGTCAGAAATTAAGTAAAATTAAAGCCGTTGGTAAACAAACTAATCCTTATGGTGGTCCAAATCCACAACCCTATGGAATAACCACAGGTGGTCAAAATGAAACACCACCTGAAGAAACTCAAGAAGTTCAAGAATTGTGGAAAATAAATGAAGCTGAAAATCCTGTTGTAAAAAAAGGTAAAAATGTAGTAACAGTAATGATAAATATGAGAAAAGAGTTAGAAGATTTAATATCAAACATGAGCGGTGAAGATCTAGTTATAACGGCTAGTTCTATGATTATGTTAAAAAAAGCAGAAACCCAATATCTTATTAACTTAACAAAAATTCTTAAAAGGATGAAATAAAATGTTGATGAAAAAACTTGACCGATATGTTAATCTTCTTAATAAAATAGAAAAAAAAGAAGAAGTGCCGTTTGAAGATATATTTGAAGAATTTTCTTATGCCTCTTCTGAAAAAAAGGTCAAGATGCTTTTAGAGATGAGTGATAATAATAGAAAAAAATTACAAGCGTTAATGGACGGAGGATTAATATAATGTCTTTTAAAGATATTAATGAAAAATATAAAAAAATATTTGAATGTGATTTTTCAAAGAAAATGGAAGAAAATCGTAAAGCGTTAAATGAAATTACTAAAAATTATAATAAACCTTATGAATTTACTAAAAAAGAAATATTAAGATTGATGGGTTCTATTGATAAAGAAATTGGAAGACATTTAGATAGATTTTTAAAATCTGATAGATCAGATAAAGATTACGTGGAAGATTTAAATAAAGTTGTTTTTGATTTAAAAACGATAGAAAAATTCTTAAAATCAACCAACTCACAGAAATAGGAATTTAAAAATGAGTTCTATAGTGGAAAAATTAGAAGATTATTTAAAAATTTCTATGTTTGAACCTAAACCTGAGGTTTATTATGTCACCGATGAAGAACTTTTTAATAGAATGGCTGATTTTATAATAGAATTGGATCCTGAAATATTAAATAATTATCAATTGCAAATTGTTATGAACATTATAAATGATTTAGAAATACTATCCGATGATGGTGAAGAAATTATAGAAGCTGCAAAAATAGCAAATAAAACATTAGCATCTAAAAAAACATACGGTAGACAATATTATAGAAAAAATAAGAATAAAGTAATGACACAAAAAGAAAGAATAGCAAAATCTGCTAAAGGCAGAAAACGTGAAAAGGCTAAAGATAGATTAGCCAAAGGAAATAAAACACCTACTGGAAGGCCCATTAGAAAATATCATACAAAAGGACATACAAATCAATGAATATATTAGATAAAATAGATAAGTATTTAAAAGAGGAAAAAGATGAAGAATATCAAAAATTTTTTAATGCTAAATTAAAAGAATATGGTGTATCATCTCCTCAGGAATTATCTAAAGAAGATAAAAAAAAGTTTTTTCAAGAGATTGAGGATGAATGGACAGGAGAAGAATAAAATGACGGTGAATAAAATAGATAAATATTTAGTTGGTGAAACTGAATATAGAGGATCATATGATGATGGAGAATATTTAGATTCAGATGAATACACTCTTGATTATGATACTGATGATGATGAATTAATGTCTCTTATGGCTGATTTTCTCATGACTATTGATCCTGATATATTAGATGATGATCAACTTGATATGTATATGGAAATAATGGATGAATTTGATGGTGATGAGGATGATGATTTTGTTGGTGTATTGGATGATACTGAAGAGGTAGAAGAGGCCGCTGCTATACGAAAAAGACGAGATAAAGGGGCTAGAAGAGAAAGAAAAAAAGAATATAGACGAGAAAAAGCAAAGGTAAAACAATCAGCAAAAAGATGGAGAAAAACCGCTGAATATAAAAAATATCAAAGAAAAAAGAAAATGATGTCAAAACAAGGTAGAACAGCTAGAGGTAAAAGAATTAAAAAATTCGTGGAGTAAAAAATGGATATATTATATAAACTTAATAAAGCCTTAGATAAAGATAAAAATATAACATTAGAAGAAATGGCAAAATATTTTAATCTTGAAATGAATGAAAAACTTGGTGATGGTATTATAAACACTATTAAAAAGAAAATGAAAGAAATTCAAGATGATTGTAAATATATTTGTAATATGGCAATCAAAGTTGCTAAAAATACTGGTGATAAAGAACGTAAGAAAAAAGTGGAAAAAGAAGCAAATGATGTTATGAAAGAATTATCTGATTTAGAAAAAACAACTCATGAAATGTTGAACTATATGTTTGGTGATGATGAATTATAAAAGGAAAATAAAATTTTAATGATTAATAACCTTAATAAATATTTAAAACGCAATGAACAGATGGTAAGTAAAAAAACAGCCAAAGTACCGGATATAACTAAAATATCAGATTCTGTAATGGATTGGGCTTTTGATATGTTAGAAGTTATTGAGGCCAGTGTAACACCTGCTGATATAAAAACTGCAAAATTAGCAGTGGATAATTTACAAAAGTCTTTGAAAAATGTAGAAATAAAAAAGAATATGGTAGAAAAAATATCCTCAAGGTTTAAATAAGGAATTATTTTATCATGGCCAATTTTTATGAAGCGTTTAAAATTACTATGAAATATGAGGGTGGATATGCAAATGATCCAGATGATATTGGTGGTGAAACTTATAAAGGTATAGCTAGAAAATATAATCCTAATTGGAAAGGTTGGTCTATTATAGATTCATATAAAGATTTTACAAATTTTCCTAAATGTTTAAATGAAGATATTAAATTACAAGATCTAGTTATATCTCTATATAAGCAAAAATATTGGGATCCATATTTAGGTGATGTATTGGATCAAATTATTGCAAATGAAATGTTTGATACTGCTGTAAATATAGGTGTTTATAGAGCTATAAAATTTCTACAAAAAGGTTTAAATTTATTAAATAGAAACGGTAAACTTTATTCTGATATAATAGAGGATGGAGATTTTGGACCCAAGACTTTAAATGCTTATAACAATTTACCTAAACCAGATTTAAATATATTATATAATATAATGAATATATTACAGGGCATGCATTATATTGAATATATGACTAAATCGCCTATACAAGAAAAATTTGCTAGAGGATGGTTTAAAAGAATTGACATTCGTAAAACGTAAAAAAAATAGTAATTGTAGTGAATATATACCAAAAAATCCAAATAAATATATAGGAAGATATCCAATAGTAATTAGATCTTCATGGGAACGAATGTTTTGTCAATGGTTGGATGCTAATACCAATATTGTTTCATGGTTATCTGAGGGACATGCTATTCCTTATTTTGATCCAATACAAATGAAAAGAAGAAGGTATTACCCTGACTTTTGGATGAAAGTAAAAACACCCCAAGGATATCAAGAATATTTGGTTGAGGTAAAACCAAGGAAAGAAACAATGCCGCCTATTGTCAAAGGTAGAAAGAGTAAAAAAACTCAATTACACCAAGAAGCCACATGGGTAACAAATCAAGCTAAGTTTGAAGCGGCCGAAAAATACTGTCAAAAAATGGGTTATATTTGGAAAATAATTACAGAAGAACAACTTTTTGGAAGGAAAAAATGAAAATTTATGAAAAATATATAGATGAGGCTGCTTATCACGGTAATATTGGATTCCAAGAAATGGTTCAATTATATCAAGTCGCAACGCCCTCTCAACTAAAAAGAGTAGAAAAAGCCGTTAAAAATAATGATTGGAACATGTTTATGATATTAGTAAAAGAAATTCTCGGCATAGGTCTGAAAAAAGAGTAAAATAAAATTTAAATTATAATAGGGATGTACACATATTTGGGATTTTTGAAGATTTTAAAAAAATGTGAGAGGATAGAATGGCATTAAGACGAATATTTAAAAAAAGATTTAAAGGCATTGATTTAAAATCAGGTCATATCTATAAATTTCGTTATCAGGCTTGGGAAAATGATCCAGAGCCTACTATAATATTTATGTATACTGTTGAAGGTATACATCCTCGAACAGGACATCAACATAGATATGTACAAGCTCTTAATTTTACTTATGTACCGAGATCTATGAGAAAACAATTTGCCCGAGCTTGGATACAAGAATATGGCAGAACAGGTAATGTTAGGCTTACTTGGGAAAAAGTTAAATCCCAATACCCATATATACAAAATTCAATTAGAAGATATTTTTTTAAACCTGCTTATTATATAACAGATTTAGTTGAAGTTCCTTTTGATAAATGGGAATCAGCTATAGTGTCCACTTGGAGTAAAGACTTTTCAAAGAAAGTAAAAGCAACTTTAATAAACAAATTTAGACAAGTATTACAAGGAAGACGACAATTTAAGAAAACAGGAAAATTTCCTAAAAGGAAATAATAAATGGCAAATAGAACATATCAAGAAATGAACCAAAATGAAATACGTCCTTTAGAGGTGTCAATAAACGACCATACAGGTGCTCCTTTTTCACCTAGTGCGGCATATTCTTCTGTATATGATGCTGATGGTGCTGAAATAGTAAGTGAACAACCAGCTATGGTTATTGATAATAAAATATACACTGTTATAGGAACAATTGTATCTGCTAATACAGGAAATTATACAGTAAAATGGAGAATAGTATATAGTAATTATACATACTATCACGCAACAGACTTGGTTATAGTAGAATTATAAATGAATAATAAAATAAATGATAATACTTATAGAAACATATCTGAAATCCTATCTTTTGAATCAACCCCCCTTGAATTAAATATAAGAAATAATACAGATTTGCTTTATTTCTATGAATTTATTAATGATTTAAAATATATAAATATATCTAATATAAAATATTTTGAATCAAGAATAGTTAGTCAAACTGTTCCAGAATATAAAACTATTCTGGATTTTTTTGACATTATCGGAGGAATTTATTAATGACTCGTTATAAATTTTTAGGCAGAGCAGTTGATACTTTTGGTAATGCGCAACCTAATATTGGTATAAATATATATTTAGCCAGTACATCAACTCCTGCTACAATTTATAATACAGAAGATCAAATATCTCCAGGTACATCAACACTTCCACAAATTTATACAAATTCATCCGGCAGATTTGAATTTTGGGTTGATATAGAGGATTATTCTAATACTCAAAGATTTGATATACAAGCTGGTAATGAAATTTATTATGATATAGATATTTTTCGTGGTTTCCGAGATCATGGTTATCTATCAGGATTAAAGGATGATGATCATAAACAATATGCTGATCTATCCCAATCAGAAAATATTTCAGGTTCTTGGCATTTCAACGAATTGACAACTTTTAGCGATTCAATATCAGCATTAGAATATATATATTCTAATAGATCATTTGTAAATTCAATAACACCAACTGCCTCAAACGAATTAACCACAAAAACCTATGTTGATAATTTAATAAGTGATAGTATTGAAGTGTTAAATTATGTTGATATAGACGGTACTATACCAATGGAGGCCGATTGGTCATTTGGTCCATACAAATTTATTATAAATAATGATAGTAATGCTTTTATGACGCATGGTATTACTATAAAAAATGATGATTTAACAGAAGGCTTCTCTATGAAGCTAGATGGTTTAAACCATGGTATATTATTAAGGACAGAAGTTGATACATATTATACAACAAGATCACATACTTTAAGTGGTGGTGTTAGACAATCTGGTTATTCAACATCAGGCCCGGCTTATATAATAACAGGTATAACTTCTAATCAAATTAGACAAAGAGAAGGTATAATAACACTTATTGGTCAAATGACTAATAATTCAGGAACAAATAGTGCTGCTGTATCAGCTGATGTTAATCTTTTTGCTATTTTAAATAATGATACATCTAAACTTTTAATGAGAGGTAATGGTGATTTATATTTAGAAGGAAATATCTATCCTTTAAGTGATGGATCAATTGCTCTTTATGATAATAACAACAATGGTTTAATAATAAAAACAGGAAATGTGCCTACATTCACACAATCTGTAAGTGGCCAAGATCCATATAAAGACGGACACTTTACTACTAAAAGATATGTAGATATAGAAGATTCAGATCTAAGAAATAGATTAAATTCTTTGGAAGTATCATCTAAAGGTGAATTAGATTATATAATAAACGAGCTTAGAACATTAGAATTATCCGCTGGTGAAAATTTTGCGGATTTAAGGCATGAGCTTAGAACATTAGAATTATCCGCTGGTGAAAATTTTGCGGATTTAAGGCATGAGCTTAGAACATTAGAATTATCCGCTAATAATGAATTTGATTATTTTCACCATAGAATGGAAACACATGAATTATCAGCCTCTCGAAGATTTAATCTTATTGATGAATTATTTATAGATGTTGGTGATCCTACGGGATTTGTAAATAGAACAGATTCTAATATAACATTTGATAGTTCAACTAGAACGTTTTCTATAAGCGCTGTTGGTATAGGATCTTATGATTACTATATAAAAGGTGTTGTATTTGTTAAAACCGGTATAGACTCTGTAATTATACCTGATATAGAAGGATTACATTATATATATTTTAATGAAGTTGGTACACTCGTAAGTACACAATCTTTCACAACATCTATAATATTAGATAATGTTTATACTAGTGTTATATATTGGGATTCAACAAATAAAGAAGCTATATATGTTGGAGATGAAAGACATAGTATAAACTGGCCTGGATATGTTCATTATTATCATCATATAACAGAAGGGACAAAATATGAATCAGGTTTACAACCTTTAAATATAGAGGCTGATGGAAACGGTAGTCAAGAAAAACACCTACATCTATCCATATCACAGGGTTTTATTTGGGATGAAGATTTAAGACTTACTATTTCAGAATATACATCGGGATCACCTATTTATACATATTATAAAGATGGTATTAATTGGAGAAGATCTGTTAATACATATCCTTTAATTTTAGATGGTGGAAATGTAACATATAATGAAATAATAGAAGGATCTGGATCATTAACTCCGGTTTCTTCAAATAATTTTATTCTTTCTCACATATTTTCTAATAATGATATATATAATAGTATATTTTCAGTACAAGGACAAAATCAATACAATACTATACAACAAGCTAGAATAGGAGCAACGGAAGAAATTAATAATTTATTTATAGCAGGATTGCCATTTGCTGAATTTGTTCCTATAGCATCATTAATTTATCAAATCGGTCCATCTTATAGTAATTCAGCTAGTGCTATAATTGTATCTACCGATGATGGTAATGATTTTGTAGATTTTAGATTATTAAAAAGTAATGTTATAACAACAGGTTCCGCTGGAGGTGGAGTAACAAGTCATAATAATTTATCTGATTTAGATGTGGATTCACATCTACAATATACTTTAATTGATGGAACTCGTAATTTTACTGGAACAATAGGTGGTATAACACCAACTCAGTTAAATCATTTAACGACTAAAGAATATGTAGATTTAGAAAATAATGTCCAAACTTTGGAAATATCTGCCGCATCTATAGAATCAGACAATAGACTTTATGAATATGTAGATTTAGAAAATAATGTCCAAACTTTGGAAATATCTGCCGCATCTATAGAAAATGATAATAGACTTTATGAATATGTAGATTTAAACGTTCTATCAGTAAGTGCAGCATCTAGAGAATACACCAATACGGAAGTGGAAGCTATTTCAGCAACATTAGTAGATTTAACTAATAGAACATTCACCTACGA